CTTTATAAAACTTATATTGGCTAATTGTTTATTGAGGCTTAACCTTTGAGGCTTACCCCAAAGCTGTTTATTGCAATGAGGCAAACCCCAGCGAACCGAACTCTTGTGAGGTGAGCTGTGTAAATATGGAATAGAAAAAAAGCACCTACCTCGTTAAAGATAGATGCTGTTTCTAGGAGAGCTAAAAGTTAACTTTAATTTTAGGAGTATTTTCCAATCTTATTTTAGGTATAAATCTTCCTAGCGATTTAACATGTTTACTAACTTTATTACTTATTTGAGCATTTTCTAATTCTGTTATTCTGTCTGCTAAATCATCTATTGCGTTGTTCATATATTCGTAATATCTTTCGTTGTCATTATTTTGTTCTATAGTGTCACATTCTATTTTTGTTATTTTTTCGTTTAATTCTTTTATTGTTAAAGCCATGATATTTTCCTTTAAGTTAATTGTAGATACTTACTCTTAAGCTTATCCTAAGAGCAAGTATCTGATTGATAGCTTGATTGCTATTGGTAGAGATTAAGCCTCTACTTTTTCTGGTATTTCGAAGTCTGCTGGTACTTGGTACTCATTGACTGATGATTTGTCGTCTATGCCATTATGTCTTGGTGTATATGGCACAGTTTTTGGTTTGCGACTGGTGTTTAAATCTCTGAGTATAGATTGTAATCTAGGGTCATCTGCTGACATTCTTGATACAGATGCTCTGGATTTTTGAGTTTCCTTTCTGTTATGACGTTTTGGCCAATTTTGTAAATTTAGCTCTGTTATCATGCGTTCTCTAACTGTTGTTAGTACATGTACTGATTGGTTAAGCACCCCCCATTGTTGACGTAATTTACCTAATGATTCTTCTATTTCCATTTGTTGATTTACGTCTATGTCGCCACCACTATGTATTCTGTCGTTAAACCTTTTTAGTTTATCTGATACATAATTTCCGTGGTCTTTTGTTTGGTCACGTTTGTTTTCTGCTACAGTTAAGAAGCCGTCTGTTAACTTCATAACAGCTATTCTATCTTCCGAATGCAAGTCATTGAGAGATGATAATGCAATGGTCATGTGATAGCCGAAGTTATTTAATGCCTCTGTAGTTGGTAAGCAGATGCCAGCCCAGCGTTCTGTTGCTAATTCTTTTAGCTCATCTTGCGTGTGGTCTGGTATTTGTCCGAGTACTGGACTTGAACCTGCTTTGTGATCTATTGAAGTAACTACGTTTGAATTAAGTATTGGTTGTGTCATGTTTATCTCCTAAATTAATCTTATGAAAATTACATTGGCTAATGATGTTTGTACCACTAGCCAATGGTTGTTATTGATGTTGATAGTAGTGTGTTACACTTCCATGTTTAAGTTATCGGATATCAAAGCTTGTATCTGGTCTACCCTGTCTGGGTCGCCTGATTGATGTGCTTGCATTAAATCCGTTATTAGATGTTCGTTATTAGGCAATTTCTTACTTAGTGCCTCTAGCTGTGCTAATGTAATAACGCCTAGTTTATTGTTGATAGTATTGTTCATGGTATAGTCCCCTTTTTTTCGATGCTTACTTGCATCATTATCAGCAGTAGATTCTGCTAACTATAAAGGACCAACAGGATAATAAGTAACATGTCCAATAACTATTAAAGGGCTTTTCTGTTTTTGCTTGTATGACATCCTTCTTGGGATGACATGCATATCAATAAAGTGTTTCCTCTTGGGAACTCCCTAAAAAACCTAAAAACGTTTGATAGTAATAACGACAAGCTTTCTTTATACGGGTCTAGACTTTCCTTGATGTATTCTTTTACATCAATGGAAAGCTGAGTATATTGGAAAGTTTCGGTTGGTATTGGACATGTTACTTATTATCAATAGTACAATCCGTTAGCAGGAACTACTGATGATGATGATGATATAGGTGAGTGCCGTTCTTTTACCATGACGACCTTGTCATGTAAAATTACTTCGACTTATTAACTGACTGATGTTCTTACATCAGTTATCATGCTTGCATGATGTGCTATCGCCATTCCGTTCTGTCGAAGTAACCTGTAAGGGAACAATAGGAATTTATGTATTCTTTTACATAAATTGGCACGTTGATAGTAGTTAGTCTTTACAATATAAACGGATTTTCTTTCGTTTATATTCCCTGCCACCGATTGAAACACGAACAATTTCCTTTCGTTCGTGCCTTCCTTTTTGTCTTTTTGACATTCACATGAAATTGAAAACTGCGTATTATTCTGTGCAATAACAAGGGGTTATATAATGTGAATTGACGTGTATTTCGAGAGATGCTCTATATAGATAACACTTACGCAGATTGAAATAGTTTAAGGAATGTTGATAGTAATGAGTAACGTAAAAGCAAATCCTGAACAAGCAAGTAAATATAAACGTGGTGTTGTGCCAATGGAAGAGATTACATTATCATCAACCACGATACGTATTAATCACCCTAAAGTAACAGATCAACAAGCTGAATTGGTACATGCGGTGTTGCATGATGGTTGCAACGTAACCGAAGCGAGTAGACGGATAGGTGCGAACAAAGCTTGGGCATGGAGAACGGCACAAAAGCAGCATGTTATGGAGTATCGTAAAGAGTTAGCGTTAAGTGTGTTGGGTTGGCATGGTAGTCAAGCTCTGGCAACTATGGTATCATTACTCGAACACAAGTCAGGGAACGTCAGACTAGAAGCAAGTCGTGACTTGATGGACAGAGCTGGTATCAGGAGCGAACCTGTTAGACCAACTACAGCAGTGCAGATAAACTTTGGTGTAGACTAGAAGGAATGTAGAGTGAACAATAGAAGTAGGGGGGCCCCTTTGATATATATGCATACGAAGGTGGGGTTAAAAAACTGGCCTTGAATACTTATAAACCTATAACACAAGCGTGAGGAGTTAATAAATGTCATTTCTACAATCACTCAACTCAAGAGATCATAGAAGACTACGTGAAATTATTTTTGGAATCCATATGAAAAATTATCCCAAAGAACATTTTAATATACGAGAAGCGGATAAGTTAATAGAAAGTATAGGGCCTGAAGTAGCGCAAGAATTAATACAAAGGGGTGTGGACACACATAGTGTTGAATGAAAATAGATTATAAACCACCAGGATTAGTTGCTAAAAAATTTATGAAGTCCAAGAACTTTGTAAGAGGATTACGAGGCCCTGTCGGTAGTGGTAAGAGTGTGGCATGTTGTTTTGAAATCATGCGTAAATCCTGTTCTCAACAGATAGATCAAAAAGGATTACGAAGAAGTAGATGGGCTGTTATTAGAAATACGAATCCTCAATTAAAAACCACAACTATTAAGACATGGAGGGATTGGTTTGGTGATGATATGGGCAAGTTTAATTGGTCGCCACCTTATACCCATCACATGCGATTTGCTTTGCCTGATAAATCTGTTGTTGAAGCCGAAATTATTTTTTTAGCTTTGGATAATCAATCGGATGTTAAAAAACTATTGTCTTTAGAGTTAACAGGTTTGTGGATTAATGAAGCACGAGAGATCCCAAAGTCTATTGTTGATGCGTGTACTATGAGAGTAGGCCGTTTTCCTTCTATGAAAGATGGTGGGCCGAGTTGGTCAGGTGTTATCATGGACACAAACTCACCAGATGAAACGCATTGGTGGGGAATTATGTCTGGAGAAGTTCCAACCCCTGAATATATTACAGATGAAGAGAAATTAACGTTAATTAAGCCTGATGATTGGATGTTTTATACACAACCTGGCGCAATGCTAGAAAAAACCAATAAAGAAGGAGCGTTAGAAGGCTATGAAATTAATAAAAACAGAGAAAACGCTGATAATTTAAAAGAAGATTACTATAATAAGATTATTTTAGGAAAAAGTAGGCCTTGGGTTAAAGTTTATGTTTTAAATAAATATCAAACGTTAATGGATGGCAAATCTGTCTATCCTATGTTTAAATCTGAAACACATGTTGCAAGTTCTCCTATAAAAGCCACATCAGGAGAAATTTTAGTGGGTATAGATTTTGGTAGAACCCCTGCCGCTGTATTTTGCCAACAAAGTATGGGTGGAAAATGGAAAATCCTGCATGAATTAATTGCTAATGATATGGGAGCTACACGTTTTTCTGAAGTACTAAAACATGAAATATCACGACAAGGATGGACTGATAATGAAATAAAATTTATCGGAGATCCTGCTGGAAATCAAATGGCGCAAACTGATGAACATACGCCATTCATGATCCTGCGAGCTAATGGCATTCCTGCTGTTCCTGCTACAACAAACGACCCCATGTTGCGAGTAGAAGCTGTAGAAAATGTATTAAATCGTATGGTAGAAGGTAATGCCGCTCTTCAAATATCCCCCACCTGTACTACAATTATTGCAGGATTTGAAGGCGGCTATCAGTTTAGACGTATGCAAGTAGTAGGTCAGGAAAGATATGATGAAAGACCTAACAAAAATAGATTTTCTCATATACATGATGCTTTACAATATGCTGTTATAGGTGGTGGTGAAGGTCGTAGAGTTACATCAGGCAATGCACTAAAAGCCAAATCTTTTGTTGTGCAAAGAAATTTTAATCCCTTTGGAAAAAAACGTGGAAGAAAAGTGGCTAGTATGTTTCGTAGAATGTAAGAGTTGGGGATGGTGGAATGTTTTTACTATGTTCCGAAAAAAATTTTCTCATACTTTTGCTTTACGTTTTAATTCCTTAACACAAACTTGGATATTGTTTGAATGGTCATCTAAAGGATTAATTGTTGACACAGTACCAAGAGATTATGTAGCGTGTATGATAAGTGAATTAAAAGATAATGGTGTTGTATTGGAAATAGAAAAAAAACCTCATCCTATTAGCTTGCCTATGATTCCATTATATTGTGTTAGTCCTATTCGACATTTGTGTGGTATAAAAAAATTATGTATAACTCCATATTCTTTGTATTGTGAATTGCAAAAGAATGGCGGAGTGTTCAAATTTGGTACAGAAAATAATATTTAACAATTAAGGAGCATTCCTATGGGAGGCATATTTAGTCCAAAAGCAAAAAAAGATGATAGCGCAGAACGTTTGCAAAAACAATTAGAAGGTGAACGTGCTGATAGATTAGCTCTTGATAATCAAAATGCAGCAGATGCAGCTGAAAAAAGAACACAACGTTATGGCTATTCTTCATTAATGGGAGAAGGTTCTAGCTATTCTGGTTTTACTGGAAGCGCAGATAAACAAGGTAAGAAAACTAAAACTCGTAATCTTGGTGGAGGTGGAGCAGTTTAATGGCATCAATTCTTCCTCGTACTGATCCAAATCCAGAAGGCCCTACTAATCCTCAACAAAACACTTTGTATGAAAGTACAATGAAAATGTTTAAGGAAGCTAAAGCACGTAGGGATAATTGGGTAAGTACTTGGGATGAAATTAATGATTACGTATTACCTGGTCGAGAAGGATTTTTTGATTCTAATACAGGAAGTCAATCTTATGGTGATAAACGTACAGATTTAATTTATGATGAAACAGCCGTTGTTGGTGTACCAAGATTTGCATCACGATTACAGCTAGGATTTTTTCCACCAAATGGTAGAGCATTTAGATTAATGCCTGGGCCTGAATATCCTGGTAATGTTCGCAGTCAAAAAATATTAGCAGAATTAGATAAAGCAACTGATCTAATACATGAAGGATTACGTAACAGTAATTTCAACTCTGAACTGCATGAAGGTCTACAAGACTTAGGCATAGGCACAATGAATATGATTTGTGAGCCTGGGCGTTTTGTAGGAGATTTAAAATTTACTGCTGTTCCTGCAACACATGTTGCATTATTGTCAGCAAGAGGTGATGAAGTCGGTTGTTGGTTTCATTGGCGTAACGATTTACCATTAAGAGATTTACAACAAACATATCCTCATTTTAAATTAACAAGAGAAGTAATTGAAGATATAAAACGTAATCCTGATAAGAAAATTAAAATTATTGAAGCGACTATGGTTAATAAAGATAAACCATTTGAAGACTCTTGGATTAAAGTATGTATATCAGAAACACATAAAACAGTTTTATATCAAACAGAATATTTAGGCGCAGGAAGTAATCCTTGGATTTCAACACGTTGGTCTAAATCAGGTTTTGAAGTTTGGGGTAGA